TAACCTGCGGTGATATATATTGGGCTTCTTGCCCCTACTAATTGGTCGGGTGTTATTACACTCATCGCTTGGTAAATTTCAAAAATTCATCTACATCCATAGAGATAGCTTTGAGTACCTCCTCTGGTAACTTATCAAACTCTAATCTAAATGGTGCTTGAAAGAACTCACTCTTTGGAATCCCTCGTTGCTTAATACTTCTTGATATTAGAAAGGCTGCTTGGTCGTATTGCTTATCCTTTTGAGTAGCATCCATTCCTTGTAAACTCTTAAAGCTATTTGTCTTTAGGTCTCTTAATTTAACCTTCTTCTGTGCCATCCAAGTTCTTATAGAACTCTTTGGAGGTTGCTTACCATCAAAACCAAATCTTGATCCATTAGGCACTTTATACTTCGTACCATCTACCCCCTCATCAATATACTTACCATAGTCCTCCATAGTGAAAGACATAAGTAGGTGTACTCCTGTAGTGAGTGAGTAGTCTAAACTATCCTTTAACTTTCCAGAGGATACTTGTCTTCGTCTCTTTTTCTTACCATCATTATAGGTAATAGTACGAGTAGCACCAAGATTTAGCTTCGCTGCCTTAATGACTCGCTCTGCAAATTGGCGTAAGACCCTCTCTGTATTTTGTGTTACTACGGACAAGTGGTAATAGTGTTAGCTATGTCTATAGACAAGGTTAGATTCCAACCTACCAATAGGTTCTCAAACCTATCCTCAAAAGGCTCACAACTTGGTGTGCCATTGAGTTGGTATTTATCCTGCATCAAGTTACCTCTCTTTAGTTGGCTTACTAAATCGTTAGCCGTTAGGAGTTGGGTGTTTAGAATGTCTTGTCTGTTATCTACCCCATAGAAGATTTCTGCTTCATCTCTTGGGTCTTCCTTACTCACATCAGCTACATCCATAAAGAGGATGCTCATAGAGTAGGTTATGCCCACATCATTGAAGGTCACACTATTTATCATAATATGTGACAAGGGGAATATAGTCTGCTTGTTGAGGTCTACCTCAAAGATGTCACCTTCTGTAACGGTGTTCACCTGCTTGTTAGCAATGAGGTGTTCTCTTATCTTGGTGGTTATATCGTAGAAACTCATAATAAGTTAACCACCTCTTTGAGTTAGTGTTTAAGCATCTTTCTTTCTACATCTGCTTTCTCCTTGTCGTACACAAGTTTTGTAAGGCATTGCCTCAAAGGTAGGTTAGTTATAGAATCATATCTTGATGCATCACCTCCTGCTAAATGGTCTACCGATCCATACCATCCCCACTTCCTTGAAAAGTTTGCGGAGGCTGAAAGGTCTGTAGTTTCTCCCCCTGTGAAGAGGTCGGGGTACTCTTCAATAACTTGTTGCTTAAACGATAAAAAAAAAGCGTTGCACCTAATGCAACATCTAAAGGAAAGTCCGAATATCCATCCGTACCATTGTACGGCTCTACCTCATACAAGTCTCCCTTCTCTTTTGTTATAGGTCTATACAAGACCCCAATAGTCTTATGCAACATATCCATATCAGCAAGGTAGGTATCTAAATCTATGTACTCACCAAAACTCATCTCCTCCAGATTAGGAACAAAGCCGTACTCTCTGCCTCTAAAGGTTACCCTTCTTGTGAGTGGGTGTTTAGCACCTATCATTGTAAAGATGCTATTGCCAATATCCATTATGTCATCTGCCTTCATAGCATAGGCTACCTTGAGAGGTATGTTAGCGAATATCTCTAATGCCTTTAGCATTGTGAAGGTTTCATCTCCTTGAACCTTGAGGAACTTTTGGTACTGCTCTATAGTAAGCTCTCTTGCACTCTCTGGTAAGATTACCTTTACCTCTCTACCTAACTGCGTATGTGCCATAACTCTTGTTCTTCTTTCTATTGTAGTTGCATAATGACAGGCTTATGACTGTGTCATCGTGTAGTCCTGTAGGGTGTCCGTATCTAATACTTCGTGTCTTTGGGCTATACTCGTATGTGAAGTAGCTTAACTCGCTATATAAGGGACTGAATAATTCTTTTGATGGTATGTGTACACTCACCTCATTAAAGTCCAATATAAGCCCCTCTATGATTTCGTTCTTGCTTTTGTTCGTAGTAACAAATGGATGGGTGTTTGCATACTGACTCTTTATCTGCTCAAAGATAGGGTCACCTACACCATTCACCTCAACCATCAACGAGGCATTGTACTGCCTCACCCTCTTCACTACCTCTGCAATCATTACTGACCATTGGTTCTTATTGTCCCTATAGATGTCTACAACCCTACCTTTAGAATCCATTAGTGTAAGAACTGTGTAGTCCTCCTGCTTACCTATATCCAATCCTGCGAATACCTTACCTTGTGGTTTAGGGTAAGAAGGGAATGTGCATTGGTCTATATTGGCGAAGACCTCGCCACCACCATCTATGAACTCCGCTAAATACTCTTGCTTGAATATAAGTTCTGGAACTGTTCTCTTGGCATCGTCTATCTCCTCCTGTGAGATAAAGGGTGTGTCGTATGAACTGCCCTTGTAGGATTTGTAGTTAGGGTAGTCTTCACTCTGCCCATATTGGAATAACTCGTAGAACCAATTCTTACCTTTAGGTGTAGAGATGAAGAGAACCTTCTTACCTCTTACAAGTAGGGTCGGCTTGATAGCCTCACTCCAAGCATCGTCTTTAATGAACGCTGCCTCATCTATGATGGCATAGTCCAAAGTCATACCCCTTATGTTATCGTATCTTTCTGCACTCCTAAAGTAGATGACACTGCCATTCTTGAGTTCCAACTCCGAAGAGGAGTAGTTATTAGACTTGACTATTCCAGAGGCTGCAATAGCTGACATCAACTCTTTCTGCACCTTGTTTGCTTGTGAGTATACAGGTGATACCCATAGTATCTTACAGGGGCTATTGTTGAAGCCCCAATACAATGCAAGGTTCATACCCATCATAGACTTACCAAACTGCCTTCCTATGGAAGCTATGTGGTACTTCTCATTACCCCCTACAATAGATTGTAATAGTTCTGCTTGAACCTTATGAGGGTTGAACCCTGTTACTGTCATTCGTCTCTTTCATTGATTGGTGTACCAAACTCAAACTTAATGTTCTTGAATAAGTCTTTACCATCTGCACCTGTAACCTCTTGCCTCGCAAGTTTAGGAATCATATACTCACTTAACTTGAGCATCAAGTCCATCGCTCTCTCTGGATTCTCTGCTGCTACTTGCACAAGCCACTCGGTCATATTAGTGAGGTTATCCTCTACTAACTTTTGGTAGGCATCTCTAATCTCGGCAGTAGTCTTGTTGGGTTTACCCTTTGGTCTACCCTTTGGATTACTTACCTCTCCTTTCTTGAATCCCATTATAAATCGTTATTGTTTATAATGTTAACTTACTCTTCCTTCTTTCGTTTAGCCTCTTCCCTAAATAGCTTCTTGATTGCTTGGGTGTTAGCTCTACGAGCCTGTCGGTTCTCTCTTTGTGGAGCTTCTGGTAGCTCTATAAAGTTCCCTATGAATGCTTGTTCATCTCTTGATAGTTGCCCTCGCAGGTGTACCTGTACGAGTAGTTCAAAGAGGTTGTTTAGGTTGTTCCTATTGATGAGTACCGTAGCACTCTTGCCTTGTTCTTCCATTACATTCTTATTAGTCGTAGTCTCCTTTGGTACTTGCGGATGAGTAGAGCGTTGTTGGTTATCGTGTCTTGCAACTCTGTACTCCAACCGAATCTACTTGCTTGTATAGATAGGTTGACATTGTCAATCATTAGCATCTCCAGAAACTTCTGTAGTTCTCTAATGTGTTTTCTTTTTCGTAGTATCGTCTTCATATCTTTTTAGTATTTTCTCTAACGCTTGGCAGCGAAGGTATTCCCTGCGGAGCATATATAGTACCATTATGGTAACAAGGATTAGACTAATCATTCTCTATACCGTTATCGTTTAGGTCTCGGTTCATTAGTTCAATGAGCGTGTCTTTCATCTCTCTTTGCTGTTAAAGGTTTTGTAGAAATCTTCAAATGTTCCGTCTCCGTCACATTCATACATACCATCTTGCCAAGCAGACTCCATCACCTCTTTCTCTTTCTCAAGCATCGCC